TAACGGTCTACAACGAGTACAGTGTTAGACATTGTATCTACGTTGTTTTTGTTTTCAAGTTTAGCACCCATACGAGTTACAAGCTGTGGTACAGTTGTAGCGTTAAGAGTGATTGCAGTACCTGATGATGAACCAGTTGTAAGGTCTCCGTTATCAAAAGAGTAAAGAGCGTTACGTACTTCAGCTAGGAAACGACCGTCAAGGTCAAGAGATAGCTTTGTAGCAAGTTCGCGACCAACGGTCTGCATAGCTTTTAATGGGCCAGTTTGTGTAACTTCTCCATCAGAAATGTGAACAGATGCTTCTTTTTCAAGATTGATAGTAAGTGCTTCTGCAGTATCTGAAATAGTATCGATAGTTGAAGCAGAACCACGAGTTACTGAACGAACCTGTACACCTGAAAGGTCAAGTGCTACACGAGTTACTGAACCTCCGTAAGTAAGGTCTGGCTCAAGGCGGAAGTTACCGATTACTGGGTAAACAGGTTTTTTATTAAAAATTTCCTGGTAAGAGTTGCTAAAAGCTGCTTTATAGTCTGTTAATGCCATAAATTATGAATTGATTATAATTAATCCCCATTCATAAGATTTTAGAGACTATTACGAACGTAGCATTTTTTCGTTATACTGCTCCTTTAATTTTGGATCAGACATAACTTTATTGAAATATTCAATATCTTTAGTTGCACGATCGTAATCTAATGGCTCTGGGTCTTTCCCACCCCCTGGTTTTGTAGTTTCTATAGTACGCCGACCAGTTACAGCATTACCATATGTTTCTTCTATAAGTTGTTCAACAGTTTTATCATGGTTAGTTGGGATAAGAGCTAGTGATTTAATAATTTCCATGTTAGCAATCTTTGCAAACTCTGGAGCATTTTCAATAACGCGATTAAATTCACTTGAAATAGCTTTATCAAACTTTTCCATAGATGCTTTTTGTGCTTCTTTGGCGTTTGTAGTCTCTTCAAATCTTTTTAATGCATTCTCTTCTGCAGCAGATAGAATTTTATTTGTAAACGCTGGGTCTACATCAAATTCATTCGCTATAGCATCCGCTACCGATGAATATTCAGATGCTGGAGCTTGTCGAGCTTCAAGTTCACGTACTTTCTTTTCAAGTTCTTTACGAGCTTTCTTTTCGGCAACGAAAACATGTTCGTCTACCATACGTGGCTTAGGAGCTTCTGCTACCATATCTGATATTTTGATACTATCCGTAGGAGCTACCTCTGGAGTAGTATCAATAGGTGTTTCAATATCCTCTGAAACTGGAGCATTAATCATGGTATCATCCATAATGTTTTAACATTTTTACAAAGCTGCACTTTGGAGTTTTTTAACGTCGCTCAAACGCATACGATTTATAACCTCTCCCGAGGTCCCATTAATAAAATTATACTACAATGCTTTTTTAAATGCAAGTAATGTAGTACGTTCTGCACCTTTATCGCCGAATGGGGGTTAGCAATAGGATGCAGGACGCACCACACTACCTGATATTATTATTCAGCAAGTGTAGCCTTTAGCTCATCTTCAAGAAAATTCTTATTTGATTCTGCAATAGACAGAGCACGTACAACATCACGAGCAGATTTAATATCAGAACAAATAGAAATCATTTCAATATGCGACAACGTTCCGTGTTCTGTGCTTAATCTGGTGACATTACTGACAATGTTATCTAGTAAAGTCTTCACAAGTAATTTTCCGCCTTCATTTTGTGATAAAGCGTGTATAGGACCTACAAGCTTTAAATCTTCATACAATGACTTAATTTTCTGATCCTTGTTCATATGTATTAGGAATTTGTTTTATAATTTCTTCACGTTCTGCCTTATCGAGACTGATCTGATTCTTCACCTCATCAAGTTTAGGCTTTAATTCATTGACTACTTTTTTAGACTCCCAATATAACCAACATGTAAAGATCTTATCTTCTTCCATTTTATTAATCCATTTATGAAAATGTTCAATGTTACCTAACTTTGCTTCAGAATTTTCTAATTTAGCAGTCATTTCAATTTCATAGCGTTCAAGTAGTTTTATATTTTCGTCAAGTTGTTCCATAGTAAATTCTACAACATCTCCGGATTTTACAATTATTCTTTTTTCTACACTAGGTATTTCAATTTTGTTAATATCATCAGTTACTATCTCAACAGGTTTTAATTTGTATTCAATCATAAATTAGTATTGTTCGGGTGCTACTTCCCCATTAGTATTTGTAAAGTCTACCTGTGTTTCTTTTTGCACAGGTTGTTGTTGTCCCTGTCCTTGGTTCATTTGACCAGACTTAATCATATCCATTCTCTGCTTAAAAGCTATCCTCTCTGCATCTTGCATCATGTTACGAATAATAATCTCATCGAGTGACATGACATAATCTGTAAGCTTTCTAAATTGATCATTAGTTATATTTTCCTCATTATCACGCATATAATCGATAAATCTCTGCTTATATGCCGTATTTGCTGCCTGGTTAGGCTTCATTTTTATACCATCCATAATAGCTTCAATATCACGTTCAGCTTCTGACATAATACTTGCAGTTCCGAAATCAGATGTATCCTGCAATTGCCTGATAGTATCTTCATCGAACCCTGCAATAGTAGCCTGTATTTCGTATGCCTTCTGTTGGTTTTGGATCGGGTTCATAGCTTGGTTTCCAAGGAATGTTAGCTTAGTTCGTTTCTCAGCTTCTGATAATGCAAGCTCTGCATTAGATGATTCAACCATAACACCAAACTCATCGTCTTTACGATAAATATCACGTTTAGATACTTCGATAATTTCAACGCCATTAGGACCTAAAATATCAACTGCCGTTTTCTTGATGAGATGTTCTTTTACTCCACATTCCCATAATTTTGCAAAGTTTGTATAACCGAATGAGTATGACTTGTTCAGGAAACCGAAACGATCGGCGGCGTTAGCCTGGTTACCTTCATAGATACCTACCTTGTCCTCATCAGATAATCCTTTAGCTCCTGCGGTTACGCCTGATGCTTTCTCTTGGATTGCTTCAAGGAGTTGGAATACCTTGATTGGCGAGTCGATAGAACGTGTCTCAAACTGTTGGACTGCAGTGTTTAATGAAACGTCTCTGTCAATTTTAATAAAACCATCCCTACGATATTTTAATTCTGCAAGGTTTTTAATGATGTTAGTATTTACCAATTTCATTGGCTTGTTTATCTGTTCTGCGTTATCAAGCATTTGATTGATTGATACAGCCTCAGCCATGAATATTTCACGTACATAATCACAGAACGATGGTGTCCAAAACTCTGTAAGGTCAGGGAATGCTGCATACGTCCAGAATGGGAAACGTCCTGACTCAAACATATCTGTAAGTTTTTCTACTCGGATTGATGTATTACCATTCTCTTGTAGTAATAAATAATAACGCTCCCCCTCATATGTAGTATACCACTCCCAGAATTTATATTTATCAGTATTCTGTATTTCCTTTTGTGCAGACCATACATCAGTATCATAAGTTCTATTTTGTTTGTTTACTTCTTCTTGTGTAAAGTCTCCAGCATTTCCACTTCCTTCAATAAGTTGGTTAGTCTCTGTCCTTAAATACAGACCATCTTTTATACCTTTCTTAAGTTCTGTTTTTGTTTTAACAACGCCGTAACGACCCATGTAAAATGCTCGTTCTATATCAATACCTCCAGCACTTGGATCTATAAGGAAATCATAAACATCAACATTATCAAGGTTAGGTTTGTATATTCCATCTTCAGATGAAGCAGAATAAGAATATATCGCACGTCCATACATAATAGCCTGTTTCTTTCCCGCAATGTCTTTTATATCCCAGTTATCCCTGTTAGAATCTATGGCACGCAATGCATTCAAATATTTAACACGTTTTAATTGTGACTCTTTACGTTTAAAGAATTTGAAAGATAGAGGATTATCAATCTTAGACAAAAGCGTATGCACAAAAGAGGACATTTGCCCTAAATCGACATTTGCCCTTGCTTCTTCTGATTTAACTTTTCGCCCATAATAAAGATCTTCGTTAAGTTTCCAGTTTTGAACCTTACCTTGTTTGTACTGACGTGCAAATTGCAGTTCTTTAACTGCTTGTTGTGTGATAAGTTGCCGAGTTTCAAAGTTTAATTTAACCATTTTGAGTTTCCCCACTCAATTATTAGATTAATATAAATTAATTATAATACTTTACAATAATAATGCAAGTAATTATATACCTATTGATGAATAAAGTGGCACATAATCATTAAAATCACTGTAATCAGTATCATTTCGTACTGGATATAGCGAACTCATAGCATATCTTACCGCATCAAGCGCATGATCTAGTCCACCATTTGGTTCATTAAGGACATTACCATCCCTATCTGTCTTCCAAAAGTAACTTTGATACTCTTTTATTAAATTAATTGATCTTTTTGTAACAGAAACTCTTTTGTCTTGAATAAACTGTATACCTTGGAGAATAGATCCAGGACCCTTTGTTGCAGGTGCTATATTTACACCATACATTCGTATTTCATCAATAGACTTTGGTTCGGCACTGTCTGCAACTACCAATGTATTTTCAAACATATTTAACGTGTCAGCAATATTCTTATTACTCATACCTTTTTGGTACACCTTCTCGTCAAATATATAACCGCCATTATAGTAATAAACATCAACAACTGATGTTGGATCATTTGTATATCCGAAGTCTAGTCCACGACGCTCAAGACGTGCCTCATGCGGTATCTCGTCGATGATGTTCCAATCTTTATAAACTTTACGTTCCATTCCATTTGGTTCACCAAGCCATTTACTTCTATAGAGCATAGGTCGATTTAATCTATCGTCCTCAATCTCGTCTAATATTACTTTTGGTATCATGTTGTATTTTATAGCAATATCATAGTTAACATTCAGTACGAGTGTATTTGGTCGTCCTTCATTAACAAGTCGAACATGTACAGGATCATTTTCAAGTAATCTATTGTAAGTATATATGATCTGTGATCCTTCTTTACGGACAGTTGGTGTAAGTACTTCAAGACTTTCACGTGTTACTGTTTGTGCTTCTTCAACCCAAGCAATATCTATACCCTCAATAGACTTGATACTCTGTTCATTATTCCAAAGTCCTTTGAATATAAAGTCAGATCCGTTTTGTGTATTCACGATAGAATTTTTAGTAACTTCAAAATCGTTCAACTCATATTCCTTTATCAGGTCGGCAAGTAGTTGGTGTGATGATTCGTTTATTGAATTCTGAAATTCACGGAAACATGCGACACGTGTCTTTTCCATACGAGCGCGTATAAGCAAAAACCTCGCAACTGTGTGTGACTTAAGTGAGTATCTACCCCCATATACTGCAGCTTCACGCCAACCTTTATCAAATAAAGCCTTATATTCTACAGGAATATTAATTGTCTTTAGGTTCTGGTTCATCGATAAATTTTACGAGTACTTGATTAATTTTCTCACCACCAGACATAACGTCAGTGGTAGCATGCGGATTCCCCTCAGCTAAACGCCAGATAATCTCCTTGTCGATACCCTCAAGCCAAGCGTCTCTTTCTTCGTCAGTCATTCGAGATAGGTAATCTTTAGCATATTCTTTCATGGTTTTACCTTTTGGTCGACCCATAATATTACCAGATTGACCTTTCTTCCATAGCCAAGGCTTACTGTTTTCCGTCTGATTATCAGATTCTTTTTTATTGTATGATTCTTGGTTCATGTTGTTTTTTATGTGGGCAACCTCCTTCAAGTTTTTTAGCGAAGTTGCAATTATGACAGAGAGTCTGGTATTTATCTGGGAATCCCTGTTTCTTTACTAATAAATATAACTCCTTACCTGATTTCTTACTTCCACCAGGATTTTTATCTTTATATCCATCATTATGTATGTGGTCTAAAGTCATAAATACTGGTTCAGATTCACCGCAACATTTACAAACCCACCCATAATAATCAAATATTTCTTTTCTAGTTTTTCTCCAAAGTATTTTTGTTCTAAAATTAATACAATCTCTACACTCAGTACGTCTAATTTTTTGTTTATGATCTGTTCTTATAGGAAAACGCAATAATGGCTTTTCAATTTCACAGATAGAACATATTTTTACTTCCATATATCTATTATAAACAAAACCCTGCAATTACGCAAGTGTTTGTTTCTTTAATTGGTTTTCTTTACTTTTTTTATCTCTTTCTTCAAACATTTCCTGTTGCCAATTACTACGTACTGTAGATAAGTAAACTATATTATTACCAGCCTGTTCTTTGTGATAGTATTTTTCATCTGGTATTTCTGTGGTGAATATATATTCTATTGGCGGTATGTCCATATAACCAACTATATTACACTCACTTTCTATTTGATATCTTAAATCAGGTAAAAAGTACCTATTTACTTTTATATCAGTAACAGGGTATTTGATACTTGTAAATCCTGCGTTTAGTCTTGCTCTGTGAATAAGTTTACAAAACTCTCTTGCTATATCCATCTCAGTTAGTATAAAATTATCATTATCTATATTCATAGTATTTATTTCCAAATGTGCCATATAATAAATGTTGGGATACAAGGATTCGAACCTTGGACTTCGGAGGTATAAGCTCCGCGTTCTAACCACTGAACTATATCCCAATACCTAAAAATAGGTATTTAACTTTTAATGATCAACGCAATTTACTAAAACAACTTCTTGATCTGACATAACATAATCACATGTATCAAAAGAATAATTCACAATAACAACCGTCATGATGAAAAATATAGCTAATGATATAATAATAGCAAGACGGATCATATTATTTTACAAAGTGACCTTTCTTGTCACGTTTTACAACCTTGGTCTTTCCTGACTTGTCCTTAATCATATCAGTGGTTACTTTAGGTTTAGAAACCTTTTTTACTGATCGCTTTTTAATACCTTGAACAGCATCTTTAAGAGCGACTTCACATAACATAATTTCAACATCATGTTCCTGTTCTTTTTTCTTTCCATTAAAATATTCATTAATGAAACCAGCGATCAAAACAATAAACAGGAATCCTGAAAGGATATAGAGCAATGTTAGTATTACCATCATATATTAAAAATCTAGTGCTTCGTTATTAATAGCCTCTGTGACGTCCTGTGAGGCCTCTGGTGACGTTTTACCACTAGAGATGGCACTAACTACGTCATTGAGCAAAAACTCAATCTGATCGGTCTTATCGAACGTTTTAGCACCATTCACCATAAATTCCTTCCAGGCTGGTACTTCAGTATTCTCAAAACGTGATTTTAGTTTCTCGCCATTCTGTTTAACAGAGATACCGATCATCAATTTAGTCTTACCGTTCTCTTCAGTCTCAAATGAATAGGGAGAAAATTCAACCATATCACCTGACTTGAAATTAGCAGATGTTAGGTTTCGTAAAAGACTAATAGCATAGCTTGATGCGTACCCTACCGAAATAGTATAATCATCACCTTTCTCTGTAGATACCATAACTTCAAGTTTCTTACCCCATTCACTGTCAACCGCATTAACTGATTTAATAACTGCATTGAGTTTATCAAAAATCAATTCGTGTACAACACCACCATCTTCCTTTGTTCGTGCAATTGCACCTTCTGTACCTTCAGGCACCTTAACCTTAAATTTACCATCAGCAATAGATACAAACTTTCCTGAACCTTTAGGCTCGTTTTTTGTGAATCCTTCAAACATATAAAATTACAAAGAGAGATGGTTATAATAAATTCCCTCTTGTACCTAGAGTATACCACTACAATAATATCACGCAAGTAATACAGAAACAAAACTGTGGAAAACTTAATAAAAAACAGTATGCCATACCTGCCCTACCATACAAATAGGTATGGCAATAGGTATGGCAGTGATTAAGACCTTATAGAATAAGATTTAAATACCATTGCCATACCTACCATACCTAAATTATGTATAATAATATTATATATATATATTTCTGTATGAAAGGTAAGGAAAACACAGGTATGGTAGGGCAGGTATGGCAGACCAACGTAAAATAAGGCTAAAATAACACCTCTGCCATACCTTTGCCACACTTGACAGCCTAAAAATTACACCACAAACACTGTTTTTACCCCTTTTTTACCAATTTTTGAAAAAAAATAACCTTATTTTATAAGGGTTCAACTTTTCAAAAACACCATTTTTTGGCCATAAAAAAATAACGATTTTGTCAAGTTTTTAAGTTTTCCACAGTTTTATGAACACAAAACTGTCAATAGGTTGCACAAAAAATAGCATAAGAGTATAATCTTTTGTACTGGATTGTAGTGTCTATCCTTCACATCATGCTGTACCTTTAGCGAGGTTGTGGTGTGTTGGATAGACATTGTAATTCATATTATTAACCTCGCTAAACATTATTCTTTAAACAGCAAATTTTATGGATAGAACACCAAAAAATATAGATTTCCTATGTACATTAAATAAGGAAAAAGTCAAGATTCCAGACATGTGTGTTGAAAATATTGTACGAATACTAAACAACACAGATGAATTTAAAATCAAGTATGACAACTTCACCCACGATTTAATTATAAATAATAGAAAATTTGAAGAATTTGATATAGGTAAAGTCCAATCATTCCTTTCAATAAACTACCCATTCTTGCGTAAAGTATCACAGAACATGGTGTACGAAGGAATATATCAGACTGCAAAGAAAAATGAATTTGACTCCGCAAAAGATTATTTTAGATCTCTTGTATGGGATGAAACACCACGCATAGATACCTGGCTATCGGTTGTATACGGGACGCCTGATGACGAATATCATACTGCTGTAGGGTCAAATTTTTTAAAAGGTATTGTAAAGCGTGTTATGGTTCCAGGGTGTAAGTTTGACTATGTATTTACCTTAGAAGGGAAACAAGGAGCTAAAAAGTCAACATCACTTGCAGTTCTCGGTGGAGATTGGTATGTAGAAACAACTATGTCAACAGAAACAAAGGACTTCTTTATGCAATTTCAAGGTAATATGATCATAGAGTTTTCAGAAGGCGAAACTATGTCACGGACTGAAACAAAACGTATGAAGGCTATTGTGACAACACAGGTTGACAAATTCCGACCACCATACGAAAAGACCGTAAAAGAGTTCAAGCGACGCTGTGTGTTTACTATGACCACAAACGATGACAATTACCTCAAGGATGATACAGGAAATCGTAGATGGCTACCTGTTGCATTAGAACGTGCAGAAGGTGCAGATATTGAATGGCTCAAAGAAAATAGAGATCAGTTATACGCCGAAGCATACCACCGTGTTATGAAACTTAACGAAACGATTTACGAGTTTCCAGACGAAGAAACAGCGCGACAACAAAGTATGCGACAAGAAGAACACCCGTGGCATAACATTATCGAAGATTGGTTTTGGAACACACTCACACCAGACCAGCGGGCAGATGGGGTTGTTGTTAACTTTATCTATGACAATATTATAAACAAAGGGTTCGCACAGAAGGCGATAACCCGATACGATGAAATGATTATTGGTACAATACTCAAACGTATGGGTATGGAGAAACGACGTGTTATGCGTGGTGGGGCGAGGATTAACCGATTCTTTCTTATCAACGATGAGCTTATATCAACGCTTTCTGTAAAAGAAGTAATAAACGGATATGAATTCTAAATACAGCAAGTACCTAATCGAACACTGTATCGATCCTGGTAATCTTCCAAATAATATACGTGTCAATGAAACAAGAAACAACATTGAAATACGTGTTACAGATTCTGACGGGATGTATCTCTTTTCAAAATATAGAATGTTCGATAGTGACATAAAATACATGTATGACAATGGGGCTAAAATGGCACTATTTAATAGTAAATCATTAAATAAAGAAGGTATTGTGTACATTGTAGAGGGTGAGTTAGATTGTATGGCACTCATTAAACTTGGGTATATTTCAGTATCAAGTACGGGTGGATGTAGCTCATGGAACAATGAATGGACAGAATTAATCAAGGATAGAGATGTACGAATATGTTTCGATAATGATGTGCCAGGTAAAAAAGCAAGTGTTTCTCTTTATAAAAAACTGCTTAATAAAGTTAAATCGGTGGAAATATTATCACTACCAGAAAAAGATATATGCGAACATATTTATAGAACCAAACGCTTTACACCGAAGATAGTAGTTGATAGCTATCTCTACACTACTCTAACCACTCCAATAAAATCAAAAGCACAGATAAACCGTATCCAGTCATATATAGAAACTACTGTACAAGATGAAATATATAGAAATGAATTATTAGACATACTAACTGATATATACCGAAGTAAATACCGACCAAAGGTTTACACCGATGGTGAACGAACCAGCGTCGAGGAGGTACGCAAAGTACCGATAACGAATTACGTTGAATTTAAGAATTGTGTTGCATGTTGTGTATTTCACAATGAACGTAACCCATCAATGTACTACAACGATTTCGATTCAAGTTATCCAAATACTGTAAAATGTTATTCATGCGGCAAGTTCGGTGACGTGATAGATATTGTCATGGCACTTGAAAATGTAGGATTCAAAGACGCCTTGAATTTATTAAAAAGTAATTAAAATAATGATAAAAAAAGTTTTCCACAGCTTTTTTTATTTTACCTTGTTATATGCTTGCATGATATTATAAAGGTGATATACTGTGCATATGCAAGAAACAACACACATCTTATATGCCCATGTTACAGAGAAGCAAAAGAACTTCATTGAACAGACTGCCTTTGACCAGCAACGTTCGCTGAAACGTAAGGTAACCCAGTCTGAAGTCGTACGGACGATCATTGATTGGTATCTTGAGAATCAAGTGGATTACATACCACAGCACATTCAAGACCTAGGCGAAGAACCAACATTACCAGGTGAAGATGAATAATCTATAACTATCTTTATGTCATACGATATAACCCAAGAGGAGCAGATGAAGCACGACACAAACACAAAACATAACGTAGATTTTATGAACGATATACCTATGGTGTATCCTGACGATAAGATTCTTGTAAACGAATTAGTCCGCTATATTAAAAATAAAATGACTGACTGTGAAGCTGACGGG